ATGGTAACTCACCTGATTGGTAATCTCCTATTTTTTGAGGTTGAGCGTGTGCTTTAGCTATAGTACCTAATTTAGAAGGCATTGATAATGCTCTAACTAAATAATCTTGTGTAGTTACTACTCTTAATTGATTTTGAAAATTACCTAAAGCATTCTGTCTTAATTCTTCAACAGTATCTCCATCCATACCACCATCAGCTGCCAAAGGATTATTTGAAGTTAATGAATTAAATATTTGATTTGCTAGAGCATTTGTGACAGCAGGAGTAGTTATTATAGGTTGATTAACAAAAGTTACATTAGTATTATCTACTCCAGTTAATGTTCCTGCTTCTACATTAGCTGATGCTCCTCCTCCTTTTAAATATCTTACTGTTAAAGTAGTATTATAAGGTGCAATTCCATAAGTGTTTGTAAATACAAAATTTGTTGGGGAAAATGCTGTTGTTAATTTATTTTGTTCAAAAGGTAAACCTAAACCTACATTATCTGGGTTAGGTATTATTTCTTCTGTTGTAGATCTAGTACTACCAGCTCCAAATTGAAGTTGTAATGATCCTGAATCTATAAATCTAGCTGCAAATCTTCTTTGCACTGTTTTTAATTCTAACAAATAAGGAACTTCTGGGTCATTTATAAAATTTGGATCATTTGTATCTGTATTTCTTATAGTATTATAAACATTTTCTTGAGCTAAATTAGGTACTTCATACCATTGATTACCATTAGAATCAAATACATCTAATATTCCTATAATATTAGCATCATTTATATTAACACTATCGAATTTTTTAGCATTTGTAAATGTAAAACTAGTTGATACTATTTCTGATGATGTAGCTTTTCTACTTTTCTTTAATAAATAATAGGTTGGGTTACCGTTTGTAATTTGGTAAACTGATACTGTTGTTGGATCTAAAGAGCTTGATGCTGAAAAATCTACTACATCCTCTGTTAAAAATTTAGTAGATGAATCATTATTAGCTGTAATAGATGTATTTTCTGGTATTAATAACGCATAACTATAATCTGGTACGTAAATACTTGCACTTACTATAGATGGTACTTGTTGATAATAATCAACAAAAGTAGTAGCAACTGTTGTTACTTTTGGAACATAACCTAATGAATAAGCTAAAGCATATAAATTTTGAGTTTGTCTAGCTTTTTGTATAAATGTTTCTTGAATTTGATTATCTAGATAAAAAGACATTACATCTCCTACATAAGCTGCCATTTCAATAAATAGCATACCTGTAGAAGTTTCTGTAAAATCATTAAATGTATTTGGGAAATAGGTTTTTGAATAATCTATTAGTTGACTTCTAATAGTATTAAAATCTCTATCTGTATATCTTATGTCTCTATCTAATTGGGCCATTATTCTAATTCTATGGTTATTTCATCTTCAATACCAAAATTTTCTATTTGATATACTAGATTAAAAGTTATTTCATTTCTATCAGGTTCATTTATAAATTCTATTTGTTTTACTACTATTTCAGGAAAAAATAAATTAATATCATTTTGTATTCTTATTTGTAGTGCATCTGTTGTTGAGTCTAATATAGCTTCAAATAATAAATTTCTTAAATCACCCCCAAAGTCTGGTCTAAATAATCTTTCACCTTTATTAGTTAATAAATAATTAACTAAATTAGCTTTTAATTGTTCTCTTGTAGTAAATGTTGGAATAAACACAGCATTTCCATCTAAAGGAAAACCATACCCTACTGCTACACTAGGAGTAAGATCAATTGGAAATTCACTTTGTATTATTCTTGCCATTATTATTTATTCATTAATCCCGCTATTTGACTTAAATCTACCTCTCCTGGTGGTAATGTACCATTTGCTACGTCCATTCCAGCTTGTGGTCTAAATGTTTGAGCATTACTACTATTAAAACTAGCTGCTGTATCACCTAATATATTTTCATACGCTGCTCTTTTAGCATCTGCCGTCATTGTTGGTGTTTGGCGAACTATTGGTTCTTTATTTTCTGTTACAGGAGCTGTGTATGTTGGTTGAGTTATAACTTTTGGAGTTTTAACAGCTTCCAATAAAATTTCCTTCAATTCTTCTTGAATAGCCTCTTTAACGGCTTCTTTTATTATTGTTTTAAGTGCTGATGTCTTCATTTTATTTATAAATATTAAATTATTATGTTTTTTATGTAAAATTAAGTGACTCTGTTGATTCATTTACAGGTTCAATTTTAAATGTTGTAAAATTAGTAGGATAATTAGTTTCTGCCCCTCCTACTTCAGGAATACTATCAATTATTTCTAGTTGGTAGGTATACGTTCCTAGTATTTCAACACCACCAATATTTTCTCTTATTGTTTCATCTCTACCTGCTGTTTGGGATATTTGAATTACTTGGACATCTTCACTAGATGAAATAGATGTAGGTATAAGTGGAATTGAAGTTGATCCTCCAACCCATGCTCCATTGTTATAGTCAATACTATTCCCCCCAAATAATGATTCATATTCAGTTTTTGCCCAATTTAAAAAATTATAAAACATACAGAGGGTTACAGCTTTAGAAGTTATATCTCCAGTATCAAGTGCTCGCTGTTCATCAACAGAATTTCTTCTAGCCATTTCATACCAATTTTTACCAGAAAACCGACTAGAATTAGCATCAGAATATAATATAATCCATCTATTACTTTGATCTCCTGGGTTAGAACTATCAGATAACTGCCATTTTCTACCTTTAAATCTCCTTGATATTCCAAGTGCACTTTGATTAAAAAGAAGAGGTTTTGTTTTATTAAATAATACTTCTATTGCTTGATATATACCTTCTGGTTTAGAATTTGGATTTGCTATAGCTCCACTAGCTAATACTTGTCTAAAACCACCTTGTCTATAGGGCATTGAAGTAAGATTTGTTCCTCTTTCACCAAAATATTCGTCTCTAATATATTTTAATTTTTCAATATATGATAAACCTGTTAGTTCAAACCCTGCTAGTGTGTTATCAAAAGGTGATTGAGCTAAACCATTTTCAGTTATAGTATCTTCTATTGCTGTTTGATAAAAAGTTTCTAAAAAAGGTAAAGCATCTGACCCAGACTTATCTGTAAGTTGTGTTATATCATCTTGGTTAACATCTTTTCTTCTTCCTGTATAAGGATCAATATCATCTTGTATAGCAGTAGACCTTTTTAAAGTAAATAGAGCTTCTGTAAACCCTAAACTTCCACCACCATCAGCACCTGTTTGATTTGAATTACCATTTCCTCCAAAAGTAGTCATTTCTATGCTTATAGGAGAATTTACTTGAATAGTTCCAGATGTAATATAAGAAGAAATTGTAAGACCTTGAGTATTATAAGCTGATGATCCTTGTACTAAAGCATTTGATCCAAATTCTATATCTGTTGGGGAACTATTTAAATTAACACTACGACCACCATATAGTATATACTGTGGAAGTAATGTATTTCCTTGAGTAGGAGGTACTTCACCATATAATTCACGATATTGTTCTTGTTGTGCTGGGGTTAATGTATTATAAGATATTGATAATGATGATGTTTGTTGTATTCTGTCTCTTACTGGAGGGGCTACCCATAGTGTAATATTTGCAGTATAAACATCAACAGCAAATTTTGCTTCATCAATTAATACTCTAACATTTTTGGCATATGAATATGCTCCATTAGGAAAATCAGGGTTGACTTGAGGGTTACTATTATAAACAATAATATCACTACCATATCCAGGTATACCATCATTTACACCAACACTATTTTCTCTTACTGCTTTTATTCTTCTTGATGGAAATGAAAATCTTTGTACTGTAAATGTTTCTCCAAAGGTAGGTGAATCTGGGTTTTCATCTACACGTTCAATATATTGATCCGGATCATATTCTAATATAAACTTAAAATTCTTATAAACTACAGGATTTGGGGAATTTGGTTGTAAGCTTTCTTCTAATGCTACTAAAGAATCTGCAAATGGATTACTTATAAAATCAGCTAAAGCTAAATTTCCTTCAATATTATTAGCTAAATTATTTCCAATAGCATCTATTTCTCCTTGACTTACTATAGGACATTGATCTTGTAAATTTGCTATAGATTGAACCATAGTTAATAAAGTAGTAAATGGATTAACTACCACACTTACAGCATTTACTTGGGATGAAACATCATTAATGGTAGATGTCATTGTTCCTAGAGCGGCTTGAACCGTTTTAATGTTTGCTGATCCTGTTTGAAGATATTCTGATAAAGTAATTAATATAGAAGCAAAAGTATTATTTACAGAATTTGGTTGTCCTACTGTTCCTATAGATGTAGGTAAAGCTAGTAGTTTTAGTATTTGTACTATCTCAGATGTTAAAGTTATAGATTCTTCAGCTGGTATAATTTTTTGTTGTAATCTATTTACTGGTTCTTGTAATTTTA